TCAAGCAGAAGACGGCATACGAGATACGGAACTGTGACTGGAGTTCAGACGTGTGCTCTTCCGATCTGTGCTGCTGCTGGTGAGGCTGCAAGCACATCGGACAAGGACGAAATCAAAGCACAGTCTAAGCGTTTGAATATGACTGATGCGATTCGTTCAGTTGTTAATGGTAAAGCGATTGAGGGTGTTGCTGCTGAGTGGACGCAAGAAGCTCAGAGAATGGGCGTGTCGAATGGTGGTGATATTTCTATTCCGCAGCAGTTCTTGCGTGCTGGTGGAGCGGATGATTTCCAAGCTGCCAGCGGTGACGGTTCTGGATTCATTGCTACTGATGTAGGTGGATTCGTTGAAGGATTGATGCAGCCGATTCCTATTGAGGCGTGGGGTACTCAGGTTCTTCGTGGTTTGACTGGGAATTTGAAATTGCCACGTGAGTCTGTTAACGCTGATGCGACTGCTGAGGGCGAGGTTGATTCTGGTGCAGCTTCAGGAATGGAGATGGACGATTTCACTCTTGCTCCGAATCGTTACTACAACGACACGAAGTTTTCACTTCAGTTGTTGCAGACTGGTTCTGGACAAGTTGATCAGATTGTAGCGAATGCGCTTCGTAGAGGTCACGAGCGTAGAATTATGAAGGACATCTTCACTGGTTCTGCTGGTATCACTGGTGTCGTTGGTATCTCTGGAGTGAACGACATCGCTGCTGCTGATGGTGCTGATTACGCTGCGATTTATGCGGAGCTTGAGCAGGCGTTGCTTGAGAACGAAGGTCTAAGCGAAGGTGCTCGATTCGTATTGTCTCCAAGTGCATACAGATACTTCACCAACGCCGTTAAGGTGACTGGAGTTGAGGCACTTGTTAAGGATGGAATGTTAGGCGGTTACGAGTTGACCAAGACGAGCTACCTTGCTGATGCGTCTGCGGGAGTTGGTCAAATCATCTTCGGTGATTGGGCGAATGCTATCTTGGCGTACTTCGGTGCTGTTGACATCACAATCGATCCTTACAGCGCGAAGAAAACTGGACAGATTGAAATCAGCATGACGCAATTTGCTGACTTTAATTTGGCACAACCAGCGGCGTTCGCGTTCGAGAATGGTGTTGCGATTTCGTAATTTGATTTGAGTTTAATTGGGAGCCGATCGGTATAATATCGGTCGGCTCTTTTTATTTTGTAGAAAATGGCGATAACATACGATAAGGCATTTGTAAGGAGTGAGGTTACTGCGACAGACATTTTGAGTTTGGTTAACGCGAAGTTATTTCTTCGTGTCGATTCGAGCGATGAGGATTCGTTAATTACTGATTTGATTAAGGTCGCTGTTGAACACGTCCAGGACTACACTGGTCAGATATTATCCGCAGTTGGTGATGTTGAAATATGGGCTGAAGATTGGGAGACGTTACAGATTCCGATTGCACCGGTTACAAATATCAAATCGATTCAGTATTACGATGAATCAAATACGTTACGGACTTTAGCGACAAATCTTTATTGGATGCAAGAGGGTGAGAGCGTATCACCACAGATTCGATTTGACACGCCGTTACCAGACTTGTACGATGAGCGCACGCATCGTATTAAGATTATCGCAGACGTTGGTTTTTCAGTTGTGCCGGCACCATTGGTTCATGCTGTTCGATTGTTGACTTCGCAGTATTACGACGTTCGTGAAAATTTCGCGGTTGGTACGATTGTGAGCGCTGAGATGCCGAACGGAATTAAGGCGTTGATGAATCAATATCGAAACATTTACTTTCAATGAGAAGCGGTCGATTAGATAGGAGAGTTGTGTTGCAGTCGTTAACGTACACGACGAGCGATTTAGGCGCACGTGTTCCGACGTGGGGCGAGATTGACACGGTATGGGCTCGTGTTGATAATCGTGGAGGCAAGGAGGCTGATGTAAACGACTCGAACTATCCGACGCGCACAACGGATTTCACTATACGATTTCGAAGTGATGTGGGTCCAGATGACCGCGTTGTGTGGGATGGTAAGACGTATTTGATTGAGTCTGTCGAGGAGGTTCATTATTCGCGTAAACGTTGGATGAAATTAAAGACTAGTTTGAGGGGGTTGCAAGATGGTTGATATTAGTTTCAGTCGTAAGGAGTTGGAGAAGTTTACTAAGCGCGTTCGATACTGCGCGAAGTATGGACAGAAAAACGCTCGTGAATTGGTTGCGATACACAAGCGTGTTGGGCGTGTTTACGTGAAAGCGGCGAAGTCTGCAATCAGCGACGCAAAGGAAGATATTAAGGTGTATCGAAATAAGGAGGTTGAGTATGAGATTAAGCGTGGTACATTGCGCCGTTCGATGGGTACGTGGAAAGCTAAACGAGGTTCAAGTATGGTGTTAGCTGGTCCGCGTTCTGGGCACGTTCAGAAATCGCTTAAGGGGAGTAATCGAGACGGGTGGTACCAGTTTATCGCTGAGGGTGGACACGCGGGAACATCGACATCACACAACACAAAAAACAAAGGCGTGTTTCAAAAAACATTGGCTAGTTCAATGAGCCAAATGCGGATGAATCAATACGCGGAATATCGTAAAAATTTTAAAAGGTACATGAGATGAACAGCGTCGGAAAGGCAATCAATAATATACTTCAGAACGGTACAACGGCGATGGCTGCTCATCCCGATTTTGCTAAGCACGATTTCGGCGACACTTACATCACTTATCGCACGAGCGGTATTACGCCGTTTGATACGAAGGACGGCCCCAGCGATTTGGACGAGATTGATGTTGACGTTACTATTTTCTCGACTGATCCAGCGACGGTTTTGGATTTAGCCGAGAAGGTTCGTAACGACTTGGATCGTGTTCCTTATGGTTCCTATAATGGCGTCGGATTGAATGGTGTTCAGTTCCAGGGCGAGGATAGCGATTACAACGACATAACCGAGCGATACGAATGTGAGCAGCGTTATATATTCCGAGTGAGCAAGAGCATCACCTATTCGCCACCAAGCGGAACGTGTGACGATGCTTCTGTAACGAATAGCGACGGGAGTTATTCGGCGTCGGTTGCGAGTGGTGGTTCGTTGGTGTTGGGTGATAACACGGTCACGGATGTAGATGGTACCACGCGAGATGTGCCGGCTCAGAACGATGTTACTTGCGCTTGGACTACATTGTTTGTAGTGAATAGCGATGAGGATGTTTTAGCAACGGCCGCGAGTTATCCCGCATCGAACAGGATCTTAACACCCGACATTACATTGACACAAGTAGATGGAAGCGAGGGCGCGCAACCGAGTGGAGTAGATCTAGTTTGTCAATGGACAGCGTTTAATGTGGTTAATACGAGTGGTGATATTTGCGTCGCTGTTAATAGTTTCCCTTCGGTTAATCCAGTATTACCGAAAGTAAATGTAACGGATGTAGACGGCACACAAAGAGCTGAGGCGGCTTGCGTTGACATTGTTTGTGCTTGGTCGGACATCGTTATCAAAAACCAAGACGGTGATGTGTTAGACACGGTGACGAGTTATCCCGTAGGCGGGGAGGTTGAGGTGACTACGAGTGCGGCGGCAACGGCTTACCCTAACATTATTTCGCATCGGATACCAAGTTACACAACTGGAAACGCTGGAGATTATCCTACCTTATTTGCGGCGAGTTACTTTGATATTCTATTCCCAAGCATCCCAATTCAGATGGTACAGCTTGGAGCGGATAATTTTACATTAGCTGCTAACAATAGATTCGGGAATACAAGCCGATACACGTCAACAGATGGCACAGCTTCGGACACGGGAACGGCAAGATTCTCAAGTTACGGAAGTGGCGTGGCTAACATTGTCATTGACCACTACCGAGGCATTATGTGGTATAACTTAGAGATAAGCGCTAGCATTACTTGGGATAACGCACAAGCTCAAATTGACGCATTAAACACAGCTTCACTTGGAGGTTTCACCGATTGGATTAGAGCGACTAGAGACATGATAACCTTGAGCGCAATCCCTGACAATAACCAAGATAGCTACCTTTCGCCTAACTTGTTTATTTCAGACACTACGACTGCGCTTCGGAGGTACATGACTTGTGAGCTAGCAGCTTATTCTAACTTAGGATTCTTTGTTGCAAGTAACGGAGGGGAAGCGTCGCAAAGTAGAACGACTACTGCGAGCGGACAAAATAGAGTTGTGGCGGCTAGGTTAATGACATTGAGTGAATTATTTGGATAAAAATAACTATATTTGTAACATGAAAGTCAGAATTTTAAAGCCTATTAAGGGGCGTAAATGGAAGGTCGGCGAATGGGTAGAGGTTAGCCGCCAATTAGCGAAGGAGCTTATCAACGCTGGGCTGGCTTCGGAACAAAAACCTCACGTGAAGTTGAATAAGAAAAACGATAAATAATGGCACAGACACCGGGTAAAATGAACGGAACGGATTTGGCGTTCTATGTTGATGGTGCGTTAATTGGTCACGCTACTGAAGGGTCTATTTCAGTAAGTGAAGAACCGAGAGACACCACAACGAAACAAAGCGGCGGGTGGAGAGAATTGGCTGAAGGGCTTCGCTCATGGAGTGGATCGACCTCGCATTTTCACGCTGAGGATGCGACAGTAAACGTCGACGATTTGTACGCTCATATTTTAGCGAGAACATCTGTTGAGGTGTTATTCAGCACTGAGCAGACAGGTGATAAACGTTGGTCGGGAACGGCTCGCGTAACATCTGTTGAGGTTAGCGCTGGAGTAGAAGATAACGTAACTTTGTCGATTTCGTTCGAGGGAACGGGAGCGCTTGCTTACGAAACAATCACATAATAATTTTAGACCAGTATGGAGAGTATAAATGTAGGCGGTCGCGAATTGCCTTTTAAGCGAGCGATGTCGATGTATCGCAAATTCGATAACAAGTTCAAATCTGACGGTATTAGTTCGTTGAGTTTGGATGTTTCGAAGATGCGAATTGAGCACATTTTGTATTTGTTTTATTACGGCGTGGAAGCTGGATTTAAGGCGAACGGCGAGAAGTGTGATATTTCGATTGAGTGGCTTGAGGATAATTTAGAGATGGACGACATGGCATTAGTCTCACAAGCGATTGGGGGCGAACAGGGTCAAAAAAAAACGTAAACGATAATAACGGCAATTCTGTGTGCTGGTCGTATGTGGAGAGAGTTGGGTTGGGGCAGTTATGTCTCAGCCCTTCTGTGTTATATAGCATGACGTTTGATGAGTTTCACCATGCCATCGAAGGTCGCCGAGAAATTGAGGAGATGCGTGAGCGTGGCGCATGGGAGCGGATGAGGTGGCAGACGTGCGTTTTGTTGCAGCCAAGTATTAAGAAGGGGTCTAAATTAACACCTCAAAGTTTATTACCTTTAGCATGGGATAAAAAACCCGACAGCCCCGCTCCGACCAGCGAAGAAATTAAATCGAGTTTAGAACGTATAAAGAAGCGAGATGGCAAAGTTAGGTGATTTAGTAGCGGTAATCGGGGCAAATATTTCGGGGTTTAATCAGGCGCTGGGTGATGTTGAGCGCAACACGAGGCGGATGACGGGCAACATTCAGCAGCTCGGTAAAAAAATGAGCATGGCGTTGACTGGTCCGCTCGCATTGATTGGCACACAGTCATTCAAAACATTTGCAGCATTTGAACAACAGATGGCAAAGGTTAAAGCTGTTTCTGGTGCCACAGCTTCGGAGTTCGCAGAGCTTGAAGGCAACGCAAAACAACTCGGAGCATCGACAAGGTTTAGCGCTTCTGAGGTTGCTGGGTTGCAGACCGAGTTTGCGAAGTTAGGTTTCACCGCAAGCGAAATCACAAAAGTAACAGGGGCGACATTAGCATTAGCCCAAGCAACCGACTCTGACCTCGCGCGATCTGCTGAGGTTGCTGGTAGTACATTGCGAGCCTTTGGTATGGACGCAAGTGAAACGGGGCGCGTTGCCGACGTGATGGCGTTGTCGTTTAGTTCGTCCGCGCTCGACATGGAGGCATTCGCTGAATCGATGAAGTACGTCGCGCCGGTGGCAAATAGTGCCGGGATGAGCATCGAACAAACGACGGCCATGCTTGGGGCATTGTCGAATGCGGGGATAAAAGGCAGCCAAGCGGGAACGGCTTTGCGTCGTATCATTTCGGAGTTAGGCGCGACGGGTGGCGACGTTGCTGGAGCGATTGAGAACTTGGCTAAAAAGGGATTAAATTTAGCGGACGCGAAAGATGAGGTAGGACGATCAGCACAAAGCGCATTGCTCGTTTTGTTGAAGGAAATTCAGACCGTCGGCCAGCTTGAAACATCATTTAACAACGCAGCCGGATCGGCGAATAAAATGTCCAACATCATGGATAACACTGCTGAGGGATCAATGGCCAGATTGAGGTCTGCCGTTGAAGCTGCTCAGATTTCATTTGGGGAGGCTCTTGCTCCGGTTATAAATAAAGTCGCTTCGATTGTTTCTACATTAGCCACAAAATTCTCAGAGTTATCGCCATCAACTCAAAAAATTATTGCGGTAATATCTGCGCTTGTTGCTTCGATTGGCCCACTATTATTCATCCTCCCACAAATCGTAAGTATTGCGCCGTTGGTTGGCGCCGCGTTCACGGCCATGACGGGTCCGATAGGTATCGCCGTTGTCGCTGTTGCTGCTGCGGTCGCTGCGATTGTGACGCACTGGGATGAGATACAGGCGTACTTCACGAGCGGGAAGGGTTCGGAGTTTATGAATAGTTTTCAGGAATCATTTAGCAAGGCGTGGGAATCGATTAAGTCCATTTGGGATATGGGCGTGAGTTACGTTATGATGGCTTGGGAGCTGTTCGGGGATAATTACTTGAATTCAATTATGACGCCGATTGAGATGGTGATGGATTTGTTTGAGTTTGTGTTCACAAACATTTCCAGCATGATTTCTTTTTATTCAAAATTATTCCAAGGCGATTTTGCTGGTGCATTCGATGAGTTAGGAAACGTCGCAGCAAACACGGTCAATTTTGTAATTGACACAATCCTGAGTATGGCTAAAGTTGCGCTAAATACCGCAGACGCAATAGCAAAGGCGTTCGGTGGTGAGGGTTTTTATGACGATGCTGTTGCGGGCTTGGAGAAATTCGCCGACGGACTGAGGATGACCGAGAAGCAAGCGGAGCAGACATCGGAAGCGATTGATGTTGCTGCGGAAAAATCGAGCGGGTTCGGAGGATTTTCGATGCCGACCTCATCGGGTGCGAGTGTAAGCGGTGGAGCGGGTGTTCGCGTTCCGATAGAGATTGAACCGATTGACCCGATTGCGGTTAGTGAAGCTCTGAATGCGATTGAGACGCCTGAGTTGGTTGTGTCGGCGAAGGTTGATTTACCAGAGAACCCGATTGATCCTGAGAAGCTCGCGGCGTTGGAGGAGCAGTCGCAAGCGATTGGCGGTGCTGTTGCTGGTGCGTTTAGTGATATGAGCGGTAAGGTGGTGAACTCGCTCGGATTGGCAGATAGCGGATTCGAAGGGTTTGCGAAATCGTTAGCCGGCACAGCGACGCAGTTGGTATCGACGTTCTTAGCTCAATCGATAGCTGCGGCGATTGCTGGTTCGCAACAGTCTGCTGCTGCAACTGGACCCGGTGCGATAGTAACCTCGCCCGCGTTCTTATCGACGATGGTCGGTGGGGTGCTTGCGGCGTTTGCGTCCATCCCCGCATTCGCTGATGGTGGTGTTGTGAGTGGGCCCACTCTCGGATTGATGGGTGAGTATAGCGGCGCACGAAACAATCCAGAGGTGATCGCCCCGCTCGATAAGTTGCGCGGAATGATTGGAGATGCTGCTGGCGGTGGCGGTGGCGGTACGTTAACGACACGACTGAAGGGGAGCGACTTAGTGTTTGCGCTGGAGCGAGCACAAAAAGACATGGGTCGAAATAGATAGCAACAAAAAGCCCTCGACGTTACGAGGGCGATTTGCGCTAAACCTAAACAAACTGGTATGAAATAACCAAAAGCATCCCGATTGGGAAATTCAAACATACAAATAATAAACGAATGGCACTACGTTTTTACTCACAATTTCAAGACGACAAAGCACAAAATTGGCTCATAGAGATTCACGATACTAATTACGTAGGCGGTTCGCAAGAGTTCACGGTCAATTCGGACGGGTTTGTTTTGTCGTATAATGGCGACACGGAAAAACCACTGCAACCAATTATCGGCTCGACTTGTAAGATTCCCTTACTGATTGACTACGGTGACCCTGATAACTTCAACGACTTCATCACTGCGTTACAAAACTCGAACGAGGACAGATTCACGGTCGTTATTTACGAGGGGTTACTAAACACGGACGACGTTTATTGGGTTGGGATTTTACAGCCCGAACAGATTAATATCGCCGACGAGTCGTTACCGACATTGGTTGAGTTGACTGCGGCTGATGACATCGCTAATTTGAAAGGTGTTGAGTACACCGACGACGGCACACCATACACGGGTCAGGCATCGACGTTGGTTCATTTGATTAGGTTGCTGAACAAAACCAGAACGACACAGCACTGGGGTGGGAGCGATGTGTTTTTAGCGACTCAGGAGTATTTCAAAACGACATCACAAACAACGAACGACACGTATTTAGAGGTTGGGTTTATTTACGACGACATCTACATCGACGAGAGCGGAAACACGGTTTATCCGAATTGCTACGATATACTACTGCAAATCTGCGAAACGTTTCAGGCGAGTTTATTCCAAGCTCGTGGCCGTTGGTTTTTCTTGCCTAAGATGTATCTGAATAATTCAGGCACATACAACGTGAACGAATATGCCGACACGGGTGTTTTGCTCGCGTCGAATCAATCGCGAAACTATCCGAAAACAATCGCTCAAAACTCAGCCGATGCGATACGTTTGGCGGGTGGTGAGTTCAGTTATTTGAACGCTTTGAAATCTGTCCAACGTGAATACGAGTTTAAGGGTAACGTGCCGTTAATTGACGCGAGCTGGACGAAGGCTGATTTAGGTGTAACGACTTGGAGCAGCGACGATTTTGTTTTGCCAAGTGGTCAATCGCTTGCGGTGTATTGCCCGATTCAGATAATCCAAGATGCGGACGGCGGGCGAACTGGTGCGGCGCGAGCGATACGTTACGAGATTCAAATGACAATCAAAGTCGGCACGTATTACCACCGACGGTTATCGTCACCGCTCAGCTCTGGTTCGTCGTTTACTCTGGGCGATGGCGATTCGTTACAAGTATTCGTAAGCACGTTCAGCACACCGACGTTTAACACGACCTCATCGAATAGAACCGAGTGGATGATTCAAACGCTCGATGCGGAATTTGGCGATCAAGTAAACCAGACTTCTCAAATAATTACGGACGGAATTCCAGCAGATAGCGAAGGCATCGAGATTGAGATTGATATGGCTGCGTACTACGCCGACGGGTCAACCAGTGCGGGTATCACATCGGCAGCGTTGGCCGACGCTACGATTAACGGACAGCTCAAGGTGTGGGTCGGTGATGGTAGCGATTCGAGTGGCGACACGATTATTTACAACGCAACAACAAATAACAACGCTCGTGAGATCTTCGAGCTTGAGAAGGCACTGCTCGGCGACCAGATTAGTGATGTTGCGACACGTGGCGCGTTACGTCGTAGCGATGGAAACTACACAACGGACGAGTGGTTTTCGCTGGAAGATACCGACTCGGAATACTACGTTAACGAGTTGCTGTGCATTGAGCACGTAGCGCTTCGGAAATTCACGGTACCAGTATTGCGCCACGTATTATACAGCGACCGAGTACATTTCGATACGGTGTTTAATTACGAGTCGAACAGATGGTCTGCGATGGCGTGGAAATTCGTAGCGAACCGATGCGAGTACGATGTGGAGTTGTTTAGGATACAGCGTGCGGCCACAGATATAACCGTTGCCGTTAGCGACCGTATTCCTTCGAACGTGCCCGATTTCGATATAACCCAAACAGACGAGGCGTTCGACGACATTCGGCGTGTTATATCGGACGAGATTGGTACCATACGATCAACGGATGGCTCAGTGATTATCCGCTCAGGTATCGACCAGGAGTTTGGATTGCGCTGGACGAGCGACGAAACATTAACGAGCGACGTTGATATGCCGCTCCCGAAGTCAACAGGTAACGTTCAGTATGTTGCTGGCTATGTGCTCGGCGAGTATCAATTCACGGCGGGTATTGTGAACAACGACCAATATTATATCGTTAAGAGCGAAACGACGGTGACGTTATCGACATTGAATATTACAGCGGTCGGCACGATTTACGGGTTTGCGTTACCTACGAATGCGAGCGAATTGGTTCTGAAGATGCAAGCCTATCCGCAAGACAGCAGCTCGCTCACGTGGACGGTTGCGATACTGGTGGGTGATCGTCCGAACGGAAGCACGTCGGCTCAGACGTTAACGTTAATCGATAGCGTTACGAAAGTTAATCCAACGCAGAACGTGTTAACGAATTACGATATAAACGTGACGGGGCTTGAGTTGACTGCTGGTCAGCTCGTATTCGTGGCGATTAAGAAAACGACGGGAAGTACCGGCACGAATAATTTTATCGGAAATTTCAGTATCTTGGCGACATGAGAAAAATTAACCGCATCATCATCCACTGCTCGGCGACCAAGGCCGACCACGACATCGACGGGAGCGATGTGAGGCAGTGGAACCTTGATCGAGGGTGGCGCGACATCGGTTATCATTACTTCGTGGATATTCGCGGGAACGGGTTTAAAGGTCGTCCGCTCGATCAAGTCGGCGCGCACACGAGAGGACACAACCACGACAGCGTTGGTATTTGTTATGCGGGTGGAATCGGCGAGGATGGCAAACCGAAAGACACCCTAACCGATTCGCAGCGAAGAAAAATCGAGCAGTACATAAAAGCGATTCGCGCCGTTTTCGGTAGTGAAATCAGCGTACACGGGCACAATGAGTTTGCGAATAAGGCGTGTCCATCGTTTAAAGTTGTAAAATATTTTCGCTAAAATTTGCGGGAACGGGATTTATGTGTTAGGTTTGCTTCAGTTAACACACAAACAAACACATACAGATTATGACAACTCAAGAAATTTACAACTTAGCAAACGAAATGACAGAACAGCAAGTATTAAATGTGGTTGCTGGATGGGAAAATACTAACGAAACTAAAAGCATCGAAACTTACAGCAGTTTAGTAAGATTAGGAGATTCAATGCAGTTAGCTTGTGCTAGTGTTATTGCTGAAAAAGTAAACGATAAAGGAGATTCTGAAATGTATAGAGTGTCCTATGAATCATAACATAATAAGACTAACTAACCGAGCGGCTTTGGCCGCTCACTAAACCACAAACACAACGACCATGTATTACATCGAAAACAAAAAGACCGAGCAGATTTATTGCGTAGTGGAGAACAAGTTTTTCCCGTGTACGGTTGAACCTATTGGCGAAGATCGCCACGTTTTGGAATCAATAATGCAAGACGATCCGAAACGTTTTGAGAACTGCAAAATCGAATCGCTATGAACTTCCTTTTACGAATTGCCATCGTCGCGCTGCTGGCTCTGATTGGTGCGCTAGTATTTATCATGTTGCTTTGTGTTATTTCAGAGCCGAGCCAGCAAGAAATCCGAAACTTATTTGTGCTTGTATTCGTATGTATTGGTGCTGTTCTGGTGCCGAAGAAGTGAAACCCCAAACAAAACAAAATGAAACGAGATGCCAAATAAAGAATATAGAATCTTAGTGAACGGTAAGATAGAAATTAGAAGTTGGTCACCCAGAATGCACGCTTATTGGGTGGATTTTTACTCAGATAGAGGTGTTAAGTTTACTGAAGAAATTGTGGATTTGCGATAATGCATTACAACCAACAACCCCAAACAAATGACAAAAGAAAAAGCAAATGAATTAGTATCTAAATATGTTGGAATATCATTATCACAAGTGAATGAACTTGTAGATGGTATTAGGATAAGGCTTGCAAAAGAATCTGCAAAAATATGTGTTGATGAATGTATAAAACTTGCAAACCTAATGGACGGCGGGTTTTCTTTTGATAAGGAAATTGAATTTTGGCAAGATGTTAAACGTGAGATAGACGCTCTTTAGCATTACGCCCAACCACCAACCCCAAACAAAACAAAACGAGATGGAAATTAAAACCAAAGAAGATATTACAAATTTTATTGAATCGCACTTAAAAGAATTAGGAGGGGAAGCATTCGGTGTTAACTACATTTCTGAAAAGCTATTTGAATGGCATGAAAGCCAAATGAAAAGCCTCCCCACCCCCGAAGAGCGGAGGGAGCAGCTTAATACTTTAAATGAAAAACCATACGTGTCCGATTTTGTAATTTCTTTAACCCTTAAAGATATAACTAAGATTGTGAACGCTTTTTCTGACTTTAATATACCCGTCGAAGCTGTTAAAGAAGAAATCGAATTAACCCAAACAAAATGAAAAAACCAACAAACAAAACCGAGTGCGAAGCGCTCATTGAAGAACTACAAGCTATTGTTTCAGTATCAAGACAAACAGGATTTGATGAATGGAATACTTACCACCATTCTAAGACATTTGAAAAAACAGCTACTATTCAAGAAATAGAGCACTGGGCAAAAACATACGGCAAAGGAATTACAATCTTCGATGTGAAATTAAGCACTAAGGATTAGCATTACAACCAAAGAACGAGCCGAGCTATTCCTGGAGAACTTCGGTGATTATTTAGAGAAGGTTAAACCATTATTCAGTTGATCCGTAGCCGATAGCGATCAACCACCGCCGATGATAACGATTGTCGGCGGTTAATTTCAAAACAAATACGACCATGAATATATCAATCACAGATTACCACAACATGACCGGCCGCATATCTAAGAGCGGTCTGGACAAAATCGCACAGTCACCGGCGCATTTCAGAACAGCGACGAAGGAAACCGACGCGATGCGTATCGGAAGAATTACGCACGAGTTTATTTTAGAAGGTGTACAGAATTTCGTCTCCTCGCCGTTCGATTCGTTCCGAACCAAAGAGGCTCGTGAGTGGCGCGATTCGCAGACGTTTCCGATCATCACCACCGCCGAGCTCGAAACGATTTACGCCATGCGCGAATCCGTTCTACGCCACCCCGAAGCGAGCCGATTACTGAGCGACGGACAATCGGAGCAGACGTTTTTCTTTGACGAACCGACGACGGGCGCGCCGTGCCGATGTCGAACCGACTGGATGACGGGCGACGGCGTTATCGTTGATCTAAAAACCACGACCGATGCCAGCCCGAAAGGATTCGCAAAGGCCGTTTGGAAGTTCCGTTATCACGTTCAGGATGCGTTCTACACGGATGGCGTTGAGGCGTCGACAGGATGCCGCCCTAAGGACTTCGTGTTTATCGCGGTCGAGAAAACGGCACCATTCGGAGTCGGCGTGTATCGACTCAGCGAAGGACTGCGAGAGGAAGGGCGCGAGCTGTATCTGGACAACGTTAAAACGTGGATGGAATGCACCGAGCGAGGCGAATGGCCAGCGTATTCGAATGAAATAATTGAAATTGTATAAATAAGATTCCCCGCCCAAGCGCACCACAAATCCCCCGTGATTTGGACCGGTAACGTCGTGTGATACGGCGGGGATAAATTCAAATTGAGATGAAAGAATTTTTAATAATCAGCACAGATTCCGACACGGTCGAGTATCGAGTAATTCAAGAAGACGATAAGTACACGCTGTACTATTCACACGCCGAGCACTGGACTTGTAAAGGTATGGAATTGCTCAGCGCAACCGATTACGGAAACGGAATCAAATGGAAACATAAATTACCGAAGGACATGGATTACTCCACCTTCGAACACGTTTGGATTCTCATGGGATTCATTCGTAAAGGTTTAATGAATGACAAGTATATAATTTCAGAACTATGAAAACAGTATATTTTATAATGCTTTTAATGGCCTTATTCTTTTGGGGTTACAATGCTATAAATTTTGCACTTGTACCAATGTGGATAAGTTGTGCATTTACATGGATAGCAATTATTGGTATCCGTTTGGAAAATATAAACTATAAACAAAACCTATGAAAACACACTACAAGAAATTGACCGACACGAATTATTTCGGAAGCTGGGACATCGAGCAGTCAGAAATTATTCTAAGAATAACAAAGGTTGAAAGAGAAGAAGTAATGAACGGCGAGGGGCGAGTTGATAATAAAATCGTTCTGCACCTTGACAAATATAAACCATTGATTTTAAACAAGACAAATGAGAAATCAATATCGAAACTGTTCGGGCCATACGTTGAGGACTGGGTGAACAAATACTTTACCGCGTTTAAAACAAACGTAAAATCATTCGGCGAGACAGTCGAAGCCGTCCGCATCCGTACACGTCCGCCCGTGTTTAACGATAAGCATCCAGCCTATGCCGATGCGGTCAAGGCGGTTAAAGAAGGCAAACGAACAAAAGAACAAATCAAAGCGGCGTTTAATGCAAGCGACGCGGTAATCGATAAACTATGAAAGTAGAAGTAAAAGAAACAGAACCGAGTAAAAAGATTAAGTATCCGTGCTTGATGAAGTCGGGAGACGTAAAAATAATTGTATTTTTTTTTGATGAACAAAAAGGTACGGTTGTTTCGAGTAAGGACAGATTGTATAAGTTAGGTGAATACGGTGAAGATTGGGAAATGGGATTCTTCACCCCCTTCAACGGAACGTTAACCCTTCAAAACGATTAACCATGACAGCATACGAAGAAATACAAAACATGGCGGCGGCGCTCGAAATCAGCGTGTCCGAGCTCTGTCTAAGGGCGGGGATCAATCCGCGATCCATTGAATACTGGAGCCGTAAAAATCCAAAGTCCATCGAAACGTTCGATAAGATTCGAGCCACATACATTAAAGAATGCAGCTCCGACCATACCAAATAAAATCAATCCAGATGCTGCGCGAATCGATTCGCTCAGGTAAACGTCGACCGCTGCTCGTATTACCTACGGGCGGCGGGAAAACGATTATCTTCAACGAAATCGCACGCAAGGCTAAAGGAAACGTTTTAATCTTGGTGCACCGCAAAGAACTCCTGGAGCAGACCGCGTCCAAATACGGCGGCGACATCGGTCGAGTGGAGCCAAACAAACCGACCCCATCCAACCGCGTAATCGTGGCGATGGTGGCAACGGTTGTTAATCGACTCGATCAAATACCAACGCCGTCCGTAATTATTATCGACGAGGCACACCACGCCAATGCGACCACGTATCAACGCATCATAAACCGATTCGATGCGTTTGTGGTCGGAGTAACAGCAACACCGTGCCGAGCCGATGGGAGCGGATTGATAGATACCTTCGACGATTTGATCATTGGCGCAACGATGCCCGAACTGGTCGAGCAAGGGTTTCTAATCAAACCGACCGTGTTTGCACCGAAGGAAATCGACATGAGCAGCGTTCGGATAGTGCTGGGCGACTTCGATAAACAGCAAGCGATCGAGCTAATAAATAACGCCACGATAACGGGCGACGTGATTAAACATTACGAGCAGCTCGCCCCGAATCAGACGGCTGTGGTATTTTGTATTTCGGTTCAGCACGCTCACGATGTGGCACGGATATTTTCGGAGCACGGTTATTCAGCGGCGGCACTGGATGGAAACACACCGAAGGAAAAACGTGACGAGGTGATACGTAATTTCGGGAAATCTATTCGTATATTGGCTAGCTGCGATTTGATTAGCGAAGGTTTCGATGTACCGAATATCGGCGCGGCGATACTGCTCCGACCGACTCAAAGCAAGTCGCTGTATCTTCAGCAAGTCGGACGGGCGTTGAGACTGTCCGAAGGGAAAACGCGAGCGGTTATACTCGACCACGTGGGTAATACAAGGCGACACGGGCACCCAATGGAGGAACAGGACTGGACGTTAGACGCACCGAAGCGAAAAGGACGTATCAACACCGACGATACGAAAACGGCGCAGTGCAAAGAGTGTTATGCGATTTACAACGGATCACTCCGAAGCTGCCCAGAATGCGGACACGAACCAGAAGTTGACCGCTCACGGAAGATTGATGAGGTCGATGGTGAACTGGTCGAAATCGAAGCGAAGCAGAAACGATTCGAGGTCGCGAAGGCTCGATCACTGGAACAGCTTCGGAAGATAGCAGAACAGCGAGGTTATAAACGAGGATGGGCCGAACACGTTTATCGGTCTAGGAAACGATAATGAGTGATTATCGGGTGATGAAGTAGATAATAAATTTAGCAGCGATGAAAGTAGATAAAAATAAAATGATAGAGATTGTAAAATACGATAACATAGAATTAATGAAAGGCGATTGCCTTGATGCTATGAAAGTTTTAGAAGATAATAGTATAGATGCGGTTATTTGTGACCCACCTTATGGCACGACATCTTGTAAGTGGGATAGTATTATTGATTTAGATTTAATGTGGGAAGAATTAAATAGAGTAATAAAGCCAACTGGGGCAATAGTTTTATTTGCTCAACAGCCATTTAGTAGTGTTTTATTAGTTAGTAATGTTAAAAATTTTAGACATAGGTTTTTATGGGAAAAAGATAAGTGTGCAAATTTTATGGTAGCAAAAGCACAACCCTTAAAATATACAGAAGATATACTTGTGTTTTGTAATGTTGGATTTTTAAAAAACCAATTTGGTAAGCCTACTGGAACTTATAACCCACAAATGAGAAATGGAAAAGGGAATGACAGAGATTTAGAAAAGATAGTAGATAAAAGTAAAAATCTTGACGATATAGATAAAAGAGATAACCCTACAAGATTGAAATTGTCTAATAATTCAGCAAAACAAAGATTTCCAAAAGATGTATTAAATATAACTACACAACATAAAAGAGTACACCCAACGCAAAAGCCTTTAGAATTAATGCGTTATTTAATAAACACATACACAAATAAAGGTGAAACGGTTTTAGATTTTACTATGGGAAGCGGTAGTACTATTGTGGCTTGTGTTGAAACTGAACGAAATGGAATAGGAATAGAACGAAATGATGAATATTTTAACATAGCAAAAAAAAGGGTGGAAGAAAAAAAAAGAAGAAAAAGATAATGAGCCACCAACTTTATTTAATGCACAAAATTAAGCACTTGCATACAACTAAGGGATAAACGCACCCCACCAAACGCAACTACCCAAACACATCGTTTATCGGGTTATTAACGGATTTAACAAACAAATATTAACCTTTAAAAAAGACCATAATAGCACTTAATTTTATACGGTGTTATGTGGCGTTATTATTATGGAAAACTTAAAAAACAAAAAACTAACACTAGAAGAAGCAAAAGAATTAATTGCACATATTGACAATATAAAAGATGATGATGAAGCTGCGCATTCGGAAGAATATGATTTACGAGCTTGGTTTATTAAATCTTGTGCAACGGGTTTATACACCAAAAAAGAAATGATAGAAGTTGGCAAAATAGTATTAAGCACAAAGGGTTTAGATTTTGCTAGATAGTGTGCCTAATGCCACATAACTACTGGATAAACGCACCCCTCAAAATAAACCCAACACATCGTTAATTGGGTTATTAACGGATTTGAAAACGAAAAATTATGTTTATAAAAAACTACACTAAATGGAAACCTTTGGGAACTATGGATTATCAAGGGAAGGAATATGTAACAATGATTCGTAAAAACAAAAAGAGCGGAATGTTACAATTTAAAACAATTAGAATAAATGGCTTTTTGGGTGATATGGGATGCGTTTACGGTTTCATTCCACGAACTTTAATAGACACGCAAAAGACTTGGGATGAAGTAATAAGTGAATAATTTTTATTACCTACAACGGCTACTGATATGAAAACGTAGAGCAAACCCGAGTTGTCAAATAATACTTTACAACTGAAAAACACAAATCAAATGAGAGAACAAGAAATACAAAAACGAATCATGCTCGCCGCCAGCCGTGAGCGAGCGAAGATATTTAGAAACAACGTCGGACGAGCTTGGGCGGGAGCAGCGAAGCGAACCAAAGACGGCGGCGTGTTTATTCCCGATGCACGTCCGTTCCACGCTGGATTGATCAAAGGTAGCTCCGACCTCATCGGATGGACGCCAGTTACAATCGAAGGTAAACAAGTCGCCGTGTTCACAGCGATCGAGTGCAAAACACTAACAGGACGAACCAGTCCAGAGCAGCAGAAATTCATCGACAACGTGACGCGTGACGGCGGTATTGCGGGAGTGTGCCGGAGCGAACAAGACGCAACGAACCTCATCCGAAAATGGATCGCCACAATTTGCGCCGTGCTGTTCGTGTCGATTTTGTCCGCGCAAACAGACCTCAAAATTAAGGTGCCGAAAAATACCGATGAGGTTGTGGTTTTGCACGGCGATACTTCCGTAACTTTAACACCTCGATTCGGAAAGGTGATAATCAAAAACCTCGACGAGCCGTGTCGAATCGAATTCAAACCAAGCGGACAAACGATAATTTATAAACCCAAATCAGAATGAATATAGCCCTCCTAATTACGACCCACAAACGCCACGAAATAACCGAGATTTGTTTCGATGGAGTCAAGCGACTGCAATGGATATTTAAACAGGCTGGATTCCGCCTAAAACCATATATCGCCGTATCCGACCACGAAAATACAGAGCTCTGTCTAACCTACGACTTTGATTTTATCAAACTACCTAACGACCAGCTCGGAAAAAAACACAACGACTTGTTAAACTACGCTCGGAAATTCGACCCAGATTATTATATGCAACTCGGATCGGACGACTTACTGACCGATTCGGGAGCGTTTAAAATCATCGCCGAGATGATAACGCTGAATAAGTTCTTCGGATTCTCCGACCTCGTATTGTGGCACAAGGAAACGAACAAGTGTAAAATCCATAACGCCAAAATCGTGTTCGGTGCTGGTCGATGTATGCATCACAGCGTTATCGACACGTGTCTGGAGCAGCTTGGAGATGTATGGACTGATAACAGGCAACGCGGACTCGACGGCGATTCTGCTGCAAATCTGAACGCTGCGTACAAGAAAAAATACAACCGCTGCCTGATGCCGCACCGAATCCAAACACGAGTACCATGTATCGTCGATATTAAATCCGATTTGAATCTTAACCCGTTCGATTCGATTCCCGGTCGAAACGCTCCATTCGTTCAGTTATGCGCAGAGATGAAATGAATCACGGAAGTTTATTTAGCGGAATTGGCGGGTTTGATTTAGCCGCCGAATGGATGGGGTGGGATAATGTATTTCACTGCGAATGGAACAAATTTGGTCAGCGTGTTTTGAAACATTATTGGCCACAATCAATCAGTTATGAAGACATCACAAAAACAGA